CTGTCGAACCCCACCCGCCCCGACGTCTCAGGTGAGGACGGCGGTGTTCATCCGCTTGGGGCCGGTGATCGCGACCGACTGCGTGATGGCGACCTCGGCGGCCTCCGCGTCACCCTCGGTGGTCTCCTGCTGGGGACCGAACTCGACGGGGTACACGGTGACGAACTGGTCGGCCGCGATGTCGGTGTCGCGGTCGATGCCCAGGCGGCACACGAGGAAGCCGGTCGTGCCCTCGGGGAACTTCTCGAACGCCTTCTTGCCGTCCGACAGGGCAGCGCCCTGCGGGTTGAAGGCGTAGCGGAGCTCGCCGAGGGTGAGCTGCGACTCCCCGATGAACTCGTAGGTGTTCGCGTCACCGAGCCGGCGCGTGGTGCGCGCGACGTTGGTCGACTGCGAGGGACGGGCGGCGCTGGCGAAGATCATGTTCGTGACGTCCAGCGCGGAAGCGCCGGTCGCCTCGGCAACGGTCGGACCTGCGGCACCCGAGATCGCGGGGACGAAGATCCACTTCTCGCGCAGGTACGCCTTGGTCGCTGCGGGGCGAAGAGGTGCGGCCATCGTTCTACTCCTTGGTGGTGTTGTCGGTGGCCTTCTGGCCCTCGGTGGTGCTCGACAGGGGCTTGGTGGCGTTGAACTCCGGGGGGAGCGGGTCGCCATTGGCGTCGACCGGGGACTCCTTGAGCCGCCGGTAGTTCCCGTGCGGGATCTCGGAAGCGAGTACCGACCGCTTGTGGCCGGTGTCGGTGTCGGTGACGCGGACGTACTCGGGCATGGAGCCCTCCTTGGTCAGTAGGTGAACTCGGACGTGCCGGAGAACCAGCCGTCATCGGGGCCGATCGGGTCGTCCGTCACGGCGTGCTCGACGAAGAAGGACTCTCCGTCGACAGTCAGGGCCGCCTCGTGAAGGGCTGCGAAAGTGCGGCGCCGCATCTCGAGCGCGTTGATGTAGTCCTTGGCGACAGCGCGGGTCAGGACCCGCCAGCCGGTCACCTGGGACGCCGCACCACCACGGCGGGGAGCGCCCGTCTCGCGGCGCATCACCATGACCTCGGTGTAGTAGGCCGGGAGGGCGGTCAGCGCAGCCAGTTCGCCGAGGGTGTGCGGCGAGGCCCCAGCGGCCGTCAGGAGGGACTTGACCTCGTCGAGGTGCGCTTCCTCGCTCACCAGAACCACCGGTCGGGAAGCCGGCGCACCTCGGCAGCGAACGAAGGCCCGATGATGTCCGCTGAGCGGGCCATGTTCATCTGCGGACGGTTGCCATTGCGGGTGCCGTTCTCGAGGATGAGGCCGAGAAGACCCTGCCCACTCGGGAACGGGCCGTACTCACCGGAGTAGGTGTTACCGAAGAGGCCGGCCCCCGCGAACATGCGCGAGGAGATCTTGCTGGGGTAGTGCTTGGCATGGGAGCCAGGAGGATTCTGGGTGCGGGCGAGATCCTTGGCGATCTCAGCTCCGGCCTTGACCCCGTCCGCCACGGTGTCGCGCATGTCGCGCTTGGAGCGGATGGTGACGGCGCGGAGGTCGTCGGACAGGTCGCCGACCGTGTGCAGCACTCGGACCTTCACTCGGTCACCTCCACCACATCGAGCCGCCTCGCGGTGGCGTAGGACTTTGCAGGCACGTCCACGACTTCCCAGCGACGACCCAGAAGTGACGGGTCAGAAGCGGGGCCAACTGCGCTGCACTCGAACTGCCACCCGACCTTCGGAAGGTCCAGCGGGTCGATCGACATCGGAAGGTGAAGTCCGCCCTCGACGACCAGGCGGTCGACGCCGCCGACTCGGACCGTGCGGCCGTCGGTGTCGCTGTCGCGAGAGCGGCCGGCGATCTTGCCGGGGGTCTCGTACTGCTCGACCCACACCGTCTGATTCAGGCCGTCAACGCGCTGCGTTGTGGCGGCGTAGGCGGTGAACGTGTCGAGCATCAGGGACTCGGCATCCCCGCGCATCTGCTCGAGGTACGGATCTACGCTCACGGCAGGTCGTCCGCCGAGTACCAGGGGAACGGCGGGCCGGACGGGGCGGGAGCGGTCGGGACGTAGATCGTCGAGTCGCCGAGGGTCCCGCGCGTCACCGACACCGTGCCGAGGTCGCTGGGCTGGCCGCTCGCGGAGTAGTCGGCCAGCGTGTTCTTCTCCGACTCGGTGAGGTACAGGCCGGTCGCGCCAGCCTCCCCCCAGCGGCGGGTGGCATCGTCGACCGTGACCGAGGTCAGGCCGGCAGGGTTCAGCCACACGCGGGACGCGACCTGCACCACGACAACCGAGACGACGTCGGGGACGTCGGTGAGCGCTTCGGCCTCGTCGACCCAGGTCTGGCCCGTGTGGGCGCGGACCAGGGCCGACGCGGCAGACAGCACCGCCCTCGCCCGCGGGTCCGCGTCAGGGATCTCCTGACCGACCCACGAGGCGAGGTCACTCACCTGTGCGAGCGAGGGCAGTGCCATCGTCATGCTCCGATCAGACCGGGTCGGGGACCGAGACAGCGCGGGTGGCGCTGATCGTCTCCGCGCCGACGAAGGTGTCGGCGACGGCCTGGTCCTCGAGCTGGAGCGGGTTGTAGTGCTGGAGGTACCGCAGCGCGAACCCGTCCTGGGCGATGGTGGCCGAGAAGCCGGCACCCTCGGGCGCCCGCGAGGGGCGGGTGACGTGGGCGAAGGCGTCCCGGTGGTAGGCCACCGAGGTCGTCAGGTTGGGGTCGGTGACGATCGTGAAGCCCAGGAGGCGACCGATGATGGCGTCGCGCAGGACACCGTCGGTGCCGGACTCGTTGACCTTCTGGAGCTGCTCGACGTTGAGGAACGCGGCCTCGGCCTCGGGGGTGAGGGCGAAGTAGCGGTCGCTCATCGGCACCTTGCGAGCGTTGAGCACCGCACGGGCGGCGATCAGCACTGCGAGGGCGTTGGAACCGTCCGCGGCGAGGGCCGGGATGCTCGCGTCGGTGGCGACGGCGTTCATCTCGGTCAGTAGGGGGGCGGTGACGCCGTCGACGACCGACTCGGCCATCGGGCGGATGACCTCGGACTCGAGGCTGGTCAGGGTGAACGTGGCGAAGTCGTCGGGCAGGCGGATCGCCTTGTAGACCTGCGTGTCCATCGTGACCGGGATGGTGTCCTGGTCGAGCTCGTCGAACACGATCGCGTCGCGCGCGGTGCGGTTGGCCTGGGTGTAGGTCCGCGCCGCGCCGGCGGTGATCGGGTTCTTGATGTTGACCACCATGCCGCGACCGGCGACGAAGTCCTGCGAGAAGTCCTGGCGGACGGTGCGCGGGAGTGTGGTCAGGTAGCGCAGGGCGGCGAGGGTGGACCGCGCCGCCTGCTCCGGGGTGTAGAGGGTGTTCGCCACGGTGACCTCCTATGGTCGTCGGGTTGACCGCAGCAAGCCCGTGGCGGGGCCGTGCGGGGGCATCAGTGCTGGAACATCCGGGCGGCGATCTTGCGCGTGTCCGTCTCCTCGGGCTCGCGCTCCGGCTGGCCACCACCGCGCAACTGCTCGGTGGGGCGCTGGGAGGGCGGGCGCTTGGTGGGGGCCACGAGCTCGACCAGCGCCTCGGCGTCGGCGAGCATCTCCTCGCGGGTAGCGCCCTGGAGGCGCCGAGCGATCGCGAGCGGCAGACCCAGCTCGTAGCCGACCTCGAGCTGGAGGACGGTCGCCTTGAGGCCGCCGTTCTCCTTGGTGAGGTCGTCCACGCTGGCGGCCTTCTGTTCGGCCTTGGTGGCGCGCTCGCGGAGAGCCCTGTTCTCCGAGTTGACCTTGCCGATCTTGCGCTTGGCCCGCTCGGGGTCCCATGCCTCGTCTCCGTCGTCCTCCTGGGACTCCGGCTGCTCAGCAGTGGGGTTCTGGTCCTCGGCCTCCTCGGGGGTGACCTCGGTCTCCTGCGTGGTGTCCTGCTCGGACATGGATGCCCTCCTGGGGCTAGGGGATGGTGCTGCCGCCCACCGGGGGCGGAAGATCAGCGGAGGCCGCCGAGGCGGCGCATCTGCGCGAGGATCGCCTTCGCATCGGCGCCAGGGCCGGCAGCGTCACGGGCGGCGTAGTACGTCTCACGCCAGTCGGCGACGAACGGGGCCTCGTCGTAGTCGCTCATCGACCAGACCGGCACGGCGATGCATCGGCAGTGATTGTGGTACTTCGACGCCGCGGTGTCTTCGCTGCGGAAGACGGGGCCGCGGGTGGCATTGAGGGCGCAGAACGCGCAGGCGTTGGGGCTGGCGTAGCGCGCCCACCGGGCGGGCTGTGGGTCGCGGTCGGCGGCCGTCTCGATCGCCTCGCGGTCGGCGAGGGCGAGCAGGCGCTCGACCGCAGCAGCGGAGTCGGCCAGTGCCTTGTCCACGTCGACGTACAGGCCGGACGCGGCCCACGAGGCGGTCTTCTCGATCTGCTGAACGGGCGGCAGGTCGGGGAGTGGTGCCGTGAAGGATCCGGGGACGTTGGCGGCCAGTCGCAGGTCGTCGTACCAGTCGGCGCCGAGTCCGCCGGCGACCGGGTGGAACGCGTCGAGCAGGTCGCCTAGCAGGCCGGCCAGTGCCACGCGAGCAGCCTCGGGCGAGTCCAGTGGCAGCGACGGCCACTCGGTGACCAGTTCGGCGATCGCGAGGGTGATGACGTCCGCGAGGGCTTCGCGGTGCGCGATGGCCTCAGCCTGCGTCGCCAAGGCGGTTCACCAGTCCGGCGACCGTGGGGTTCTGCCGCGCCTCGGCGGCAGCGTCGGCGATCGCTGCGAGGCGGTCGCGAGCGGCACCGCGGCGAGCGAGGGCCTTCCACTCGTCCACGTCGGCGGTCTCCGCGCCGGGGACCATCGACCACAGGGCCTCGGGCGGGACGCCGAGCATCTGAGTCAGCTTGCCGAGCGCGTCGGCCGCCTGAGCCAGCGAGCGGACCTGCATGTCCTGCCAGGTGATCCGCGCCCGGAAGTCCTGCGCCGCGGCCTCGTCGCCCTCGATGTGGGCTGCGAGGCGGAGCAGTTGAGCGTGAGCGTCGCCGAGGCCGTCGCGGCGCACAGTGACCTTCTGTGCCCAGCCGTTGCGGATCTCAGCGATGGTGTCGGCAGAGACGTTGGAGAGTTCGGCGAAGGCCGTGATGGGCGTCTGCGAGACGGCCGCCAAGGTCTTCTGGTCGGACTCGTCGACGCGCACGAAGCCGTCGAGCGGCGTCTCGTCGAGGGTGTCGAACTTGGTGTTCGGGTCGCGGGCGACCAGCATCTCCGACTGGGAGAGCTTGATGCGTCGACGCTCGACCTCGGCGCGGTACTCCGCCCACTCCTCGACGGTCGACTCAGCAGTGGGCTCCTTGAGCCCCTTGCCGAGGTCGACGCCGGAGACGGTGCGGATCTTCCACGAGTTGTAGTGCTGCGCCAGCAGCCGGTCGTGGACGTTCTTGTTGAGCCGCTTCGCGAGGTTGATGAACGGCTCGACCTCGCCGACCGGCTGGCCCTTGAGGTCGGTGAATGGGGCGTAGCGCACGAACGGGCAGACGCCGACCTCGTGGCCGCGCCACTCGATGAAGTCGACCTCGTCGCCTGAGGCGCCGACGCGCACGAAGTACTCGAACTCGTCGTCGTAGAGCTTCATCACCCACTCGTTGCCGGCCGGTCGACCGTGCAGCGCGTACATGGGCCACTCGTCCTCGAGGTCGTCGGCGTAGACGGTGAGGGCGTGCGAGGGGTCCACGGCCGTCAGGCGGGCGCGACGCTCGCCGCCGATGGTCCCCGGCATGGCCTTGCCGTAGCAGTAGCCGTAGCCGTTCGCGGCGTGGTGGATCGAGTGCTGGAGGCGGGAGAAGCGGTTGCGCTCCCATGCGCCCCAGGGCGTCGAGTTGTCGGTCTGGTCCGGCGAGCGGTAGCCGTCGACGATCTGGGCCTGCGAGGTGGAGGCGACCACGAGACCGAGCCACGGCGTGCGGGCGAGGTCGCGGAGCGTCTTCTGCTCCTTGGTCGCGTTCGCCGGCAGCTCGATCGGCTC